TTACGCATCTTTTTCCTGCTCCCGATGAATGAGCATCTCTTGGGCATCTTTGCCGAATTCGGTAACAAGAATGTCCATGAGTTCCGTCCATTTTATGGTTCTGCCTACTTTTAGGCTGGCTTCCATTGCTAATCTCTCTATTTTCAGTTTCTTATCAATTTTGATGTTGTAGCTAGTAGTGCCAACTCGTGCCATTTTTATCTGCCTTCTGTGGTTTTTAGGTAATGAAATATAAACCTGTTTAGGTAAATATTTAATTACCTATTTACATTTTTAGGCAATTCTTGTATGTTTGGTAGAAATTAGGTAATTAGGTAATTACATAAGGGCTACCAAATGACTTCCTCCTCCCCCACTCTCCGCACCTTCGAAATCAGCAGTACCACCCGCAAACGCACCGATTCCCACCTCTTCCCCGTAGCACTCGATGACATCGAGGGCTACGAGGTCGTCTTCAAAGAAGACGGCAAAGCCTGTTTTTCAACCTTCTTCCCTTCCGAATGGGTCACACACAAAGGCGCAACCTTCGATGTAGGCTTTGAACAAGCCTGCATGATGGGGCACAACTTTATCGGGGGCGGCAATGGCTAAGGCTGACCGCTCCGTTTCCGTTTGTCTCTACGGCGACGAATGGCATTTAGTCTGCTACGACAGCGGTTATCCCGTCGGCGGCAGCATTTTCCTATCCTACCTACTGCAACAGCCAATAATCGGGCTAGATGGCGAAACCATCGGGCGCGATTACGGCTATTGCTGCGCCCATCTCGAAGGGCAGCGCTTTATCGAAACGGGGTTAGTGCCATGACCGCCCCGCTCTACCGCCAAACAGGCAAGGTGCAGCATATAAGTGCCAACGGCAGTTATATGCTGAACCGCCGCCGCTGCATCGAATGCGATACCTATCGCGATTTGATGCACTTTGCTGCTGACAGCCGCGTTTGTGATGCCTGCGCGGTAGCCACGGCAGGGGGGCGCGAAGCTTCCGCAGGAAGCGGAGCGACCCTTCCTTGTCTTAATAGTAACAATTCAATTTCTGAGCAAGTTCCCCCCGTTTATTTCCACGATTTTTCACACCAAGAAACGCAGGAATTTTCAACCAGCGGCAGAAAGTCTGCTGCTGCGTTGGAAATGAACATTCACGGTTTGATTGATGCCTACGGTATCGATAACTGTGCTTTCGTCACTCTCACTTTCCCCGACCATGTAACCGACCCGCGCGAAGCATCGCGCCGTTTCAACAGCCTGAACAGCAATTTCCTGCGGCATCAGATTGACGGCTATGTGGGCGTGTTCGAGCTGCACAAGTCAGGTCGTATTCACTTCCATTTTGTTGTCAATCTCGGTTTTGACTGCCGCACGGGATTTGATTTTCACGCGGTGGCAAACGGCGATTACTCAAGCGCCAGCCCTCGGCTGCGCGCCTTGTGGAAGCTGTGGCGCGAACGTCTGCCAGCCTACGGCTTCGGGCGTTTTCAGGTCGTACCCATCAAAGGCGGGGCGAAGGGCATCGCCGCCTATGTGGCGAAGTATGTCGGCAAATCCTTGGCTGCGCGCAAGCCGGAGCACAAGGGTTTCCGCTTGGTTCGCTGCTCCATGGACAAGGAGCAGAAATGGAAACGCGCGAATAGCTGCTTTTCATTTGTGTCGGCTGGTTCTCGGCATTGGCGAGAATGCCTGAAGCAATGGTTTTTGATGGTCAAAGATTATTTGAAACAGTCCAGTTTACGGCGTGGGCGCATTCTGCCCCATCGCATGGATGCTGATGATTATGACGATTTTTTACGGGATGCTATCGGCAGTAAATGGGCATTCCTCAACCGCCGCCAAATCTTGGCATTTGGCGATTTTCTGCAAACTTCGCAGCCATTGGCTGCATAGAAAGGGGCTTTTATGTCTGAAATGAAACAGGGCTTTTATGTTGTTGGTTTGTTTGACCGCGTTTTCCAGAAACGCCGCCGCCGTGATGATGGCACCGAAACAGTAAGCGACCACGTTGGCTTATTGATTCGTGGCGAAGAAGGCGGAACCCAAGTGCTTTCTGTCCGCACCAAGAATCCCGCGTTGTACAGCGCGTACAAACGCGACCAGTTAGTTCAAATCAAAGTCGAAGTGGGCGCATACAAAGATTACGTTTTTTACCAAGATGAAACCTGTAGGCGTTGATAAGGCTTCGGGGGTGTGCCTTCTAGCCCTGTAAACACTCCCACCATTTTTCTATTTAGTCGTAACGCCGCCGACTAAATCCCTGTTTTCCAGCGGCGCAGCCTGCCCCGTAAGGGGCACGCGAACGCAACACACGGGAGCGGTATAGCGCACGTGTGATGCGAACGCGAAACATCTATAAAGGACTTACTATGTTCAAATCTAGAACTTCTAAATTGGCACTTCTCGGCACTTCTTTAGCTGCATTGGGCAGCCAAGCCTATGCAGCCGTACCTGCTGGCGTTAAAGAAGGTATCGAAGCGGCGGGTGCAGATGCCCTGACCGTTGGCGGTTATGTAGTAATCGCCATCGCTGGCTTGTTCGCCATTACCCTGATTGTGAAGATTTTGCGCTAAGGGGTGCAGCATGGGCTATGCCGTCGGCAATCTTTGCTATGACAACCGTCAGCAAGCGGAAGACGTCTACTATTCCAAGGTCGTCCCCTATGTGGACGGCAAAGCCCTTTATCAGCCTACTCGCCAAGCGGATGGCTGGTATTTCCAAGGTACCAAGCTGCAAGCCGCCTTGCCTTCTTGCGACCCTGCTCAGAACTTCAAGGATGGGGTGGAGCTTGGACTTTATTTATTGATTCCCCTTGTTGCGGCTTGGGGCATCGTTGTAATCAGGCGGATTTTGAGATGATAGACCAATATTTTGCAATGGGTGTTTTTGTCATGGTCTCTGTCGGCTTGATTTTGTTTCGTTACTAGGGGCTGTTATGAAACGATTATTGATTATGCTGGCATTCTGCCTGCTGCCGGTTGTGGCCGGGGCGGCAGAATGTGTAACAGATAGTATTGGTGCCGGATGTGCGGTAATCAATGGTAAGCGACATTGTAATTTTTATGAAGAAGTCGGTACGGAAACACGGGAATGCAGTCCTCCTGCTAAATACCGTGATGAGGATGGCAAAGTTCATGTAGTGAATGAGAATGAGATTGTTCCGAATCCCAAGCGTTCCGATAAGGGCGAAGTTGAGGATGGGGAGAAAAAACCGAATGAAGAGAAGCAGCCAAAGAATGAGAAACCGCCTGAGGGTGGTAAACAGCCGAAAGAACAAGGCTGTTTTGAGTTTGAAGGGCATCGTGGACGGTCTTATGAGGAAGTATGTAAGGCAGCGGGATGGAACTATATTCCTCCTCGTACTTACTGTAATAAGGACGGTACCTATGCCAACGGTCAGTATTTGCCCCCGGGCAACAATGCCATTGTGGGTATCGTGTATACGAGCAAATGCAAAGATGATTTGGAGAAACAGCCAAAACAGCCTGAACAGAAAGAACCTAAGAAACCGAATCCGAATGATGGCAAACAGCCCAAACATGACGACGGCAAGCAGCCCAAGGGCGAAGGTCAGGGAGATAGCTCTTCAGAGGGTAACGGCAAAGGCAGCAAAGGCGAAGGCAGCGGCAAGGGCGAAGGCTCGGGCGAAGGCTCGGGCGATGGCAGCGGCAAAGGCAGCAAAGGCGAAGGCAACGGCAAGGGAGAAGGCTCGGGCGAAGGAAGTGGCAAGGGCGATGCCGAAGGCAAGGGCATGTTTAAAGGTGGTGCGGGCAGCGGTCAGCTTGGAGATGTTCGCGTCCCCAAATCTCGGGATGGTATGGGTTGGAAGGGAGATTTTTTCCTGCGCAATCCGAACCAATGCCCGCAAGATAAAACCATGTATGTTTTGGGGCGTAGCATAACCTTCAGTTATGCGAAATTGTGTTCTTTTTTGGATATGTTATCGCCAGTTATTAAAGCAGTGTTTATGTTTATTGCTGGCATGTTGGTTGTGAAATCAATAAGGGCTAAATAATGGAAACTTTAACCAATTTCATCAATAAGATTTTTCAGAATGCCATAGGTAAGCTAATGGCTGCCTTTGGCGTTTCTTTCGTCTCTTTTACCAGTTATGAACAGGGGCTGGATTACGTTAAAAACGGCGTTAGCGGCTTTTTAAACAGTATTCCTGCCGATATGTTCTTACTGGTGGCTAAGTCAGGCATTCCTGACGGTCTAGGCTACTTAATCGGCGCGGCAACGTTTATTGTTACCAAGAACATGATTAACCGACTAACCTTCGGGGTGTTCTCATGATTTATCTGATTACTGGAACGCCTGGCACGGGCAAAACTGCGTTTGCGGTATCGTCTATCATAAATAACAGAGAAGGGCTTTTTAAGTATGAAACGCATGATGGCGAAGTGGTGGATAGGCCGCTTTATTTTTGTCATATTGACGGACTTGATGAAAAGGCTCTTAAGGCGCATCGTCTGACTGAGGAACAAATTCAGTCAGCCCCGCTGAATGAACTTGTTCCTCAAGGCTCGGTCGTCATTGTTGACGAGGCAGATTACGCTTATCCAACCCGCGCCGCCGCTAAGGAAGTACCGCCCTACGTCAAAACCCTGAAAGAATTGCGGCATGATGGCTTTACCCTAATTTTGATGACCCAGCATCCTAGCATGTTGGATAGTTACCTGCGCAATCTGGTGGGCAAGCATTGGCATTTAGAACGCAAACAGGTGGGAACCAAACTGTATGAGTTCTACCGTTGCGAAACCAATATTGCTTCAGCCTGTGCCGCAAAGGGCGTAACCTCCGATTTTTACAAGCCCGACAAACGCGCGTTTAAATACTACAAATCCGCCAGCGTCCATATTAAATTCAAGAAGAAACTGCATCCCGTTTTCTACGGCATGGGTTTGCTTTTGGTGTGCGCTCCGCTGTTTTTCTATTACTCTTCCGGTCGGTTTAAGCGTTATGTCGGGGCAGAGGAACAGCCTGCCGCTGTGGCGATCGCCGAAACTTCGGCGCCGGCACAGCAACAGGCGGCGGATACCTATCCGGTTGCTCCGCCCGTGGCTGCTTCTGTACCCGTCGGCGCAAAAGTCGAAGATTACCGCCCACGCATTGCCAACCTTCAGGAAACCGCGCCCATTTACGACAGCTTGCGACAAGTAGCCGATTTCCCCCGCCGTGTTGCCTGCGTGGCTTCGGCTGATAGCTGTAACTGCTA